CCACGCAAATAACCTTGCTTATGAATAATTAGGCCGCTCCCAAGAAAAGAGCCTCACTTTATTGTGGGGCTTTTTTTATACAATACCCATGGCCTTTTCACGGTCTTCCAGCTCCCTGATCCATTCTGCCCTGACGTTCTTTCTTTGTCTTCCTGGGGGTAGCTTAGGCATACCCGCTTTTTCGGCTCTCTCCCTTAAATTATAAGCCTTATTTCGCAGAATCTGCTTCTGTTTCTTCTTAAATGTTCCGCCTTGAATAGCTTTAACGTCTTTGTTCTCACCGATTATCCTTTTCTTGGGCTTATTGTTTACAGGATCACGTTCTGGTAAGTCAGTAGTAATTTCAAGGCTGGAGGCCACATCTACAGCTTCTTCTGCATCTATAACTTCAACATCGTCAAATTGGCCCACTTTTAAAAACTTCTCAAATGGGGATTCTATTCTCACAGTGATTTTATCTTCTAATTTGCCATAATGTTTTAAAATAAGAGTGGCGGCCTGAACGTTTCCCCGTTCGGCTTCACGGATCATTGCATCCACTACGCCAACCAGCCGACCGCCACTAATTTCCATAAACCTTGAGTATACAGCCTCATTAAACGCTGGATCACGCTTATAGACCCTTATTGTCTGTCCTGTACAATCTAAAGCAGTGGAAGCGTCCCGTGTAGAGATACCTGGCTGTGAAGCCATCAATTCTATTGCTAATCGTTGTCTATCTGTGAATTTCTTCATATAGACAGGTAGTTTAGTATTAAAGTCCATTATTATCCTTTATTGACGTTGCATAAGTTAATTTTGTAAATAGAGAGAATCAACTGACGTTCTTATTTGAGATTTGCGGGTGAGATGGTAGCACACAGGCTCCTGATCGATTACCCCCCATACCCCGCTATTATACATAATGAATCTTATACGCATATGTAGCTATTAACATTTATTCTTTTAAGTCTATGTATATAATGACATAGCCTTGTTATATAACACATACTATAAGGTGATAGCTGTAGGTGGAATTTTGTTGTGTGGAGATACAGGGATCGATGGGCTTTAGAAAACACTCCCCGCCAGAGTGATTGACCCACAACCCTGCCTCTTAATACCATCATCAGTATCCATCTCATACCATCTATCATATCTATTCCTACTGTATTCATATCATATTATATACTAATATAGGCGTGTATTCGCCGTAATAAGCAGTTGATATATTAAACTCATACCATTCCCTGGCTACATCCCTGTCCCAACCATTGATCCTCATCAGTTCGCTAATGATCCTGTCTACAGAGTACACTGCTCTGGCTCTTACCTCTTCGATACCAATGATAGCTCTATCCATCCCATCAATCAACATGGCATCAGGGTTTATATCTCTCAGCCTATCAACAAACATATTATATCTCTCATCTACTGATTCATTCACACCACAGTGTTCCTTACACTCTGAGCATACATCAGATAACACGATTAATGCTCCACAGCATTCACTGATCATCATGTTAAACATCCCTTTCATTTAGCGTTCAAAATAAAGTTATCCACATTTTAGTCTCTTTTAAATATAACCTTTTGTTAATAGACTTTATTATTATGTGCAAAGTTTTCTTTAATAGGCAATTAAACATATCTTTAACAGGGCATTAAATCTACTTTAAGGATGTGGATAACTATGTGGATAACTTTTCATCTCTCTTTATAGGGCTTCCCTTTCCCTTCACAAAAAGTACATATAACCCTTTTTAATCTCAATGTGGGTAAATGACTATAACGCTTACAGGCACCCGTTGTAGCTATCTCCCAGACGTTCTTACATGACGGGCAAAGTTTAAGCCTCTTGGCTTCCTTCTTATGAATGTTTCTTGACGGGACTTCATTCTTTTTATTAGATAGAGTCTCGCTACAAAAGCCATCTATTGCCCATTGTATATCGTCACTCATTTCTTTATAAACCCAGCTCCTACAGGTGAATCACTTATATCAGGTGCTATCTGCCTACACCAATGAGCTATCAGTACAGCATCAGCCGTTTTAAGCGTTATTTTGATATTAGGATACAGGCTCTGTGCTAAATGCTTGAGATATTTCTTTCTCTTCGGCTTATCTTTCGGCATAGCACCATAAAACTTCATCCACGTCTGTGGTGTTACTTCCTTATATGGAACACCATTAGAAGCTAATATACCTAACCATTGACCATAATTCTTTCCAAATGTGAATGTACTGACTACCCCTTGGCCTGGCATAGAATGAACCTTTTCAATGACGCAAAACATATTAATACAGTCCCATCTATGTTTATTGATATAATCAGCCATGTCCTTAACCGTATCATGGCAATTAAAGGCTTCAATGTAGCCATTCTCTATGACAGCCACGCCGCCACCAACTCCTGGGTCAATACCTATATTAATCATTATAAATGAACAAATTCTGTTGTGCTATGTGGTTGTTATATCGAATCATCATCTGATCATAATATTCCTTGTCTATCTCACAACCAACCAAATCAAACTCATAATTGTGGCAAGCAATAGCTATTGAGCCGCTACCTAAATGTGTATCAAGTATTTTGTCACCTTCTTTTGCATAATTGATTAATAGCCATTCATAAAGTTTTACTGGTTTTTGAGTTGGGTGAATTTTCGCTCCATCCCTACACATAAATCCTTTGTTATCATATTTAAACAATCTTGCAACACAATCAAAAGAAGTCCAAGCCATCTCCCAAGCTGAAAAAGTTCCCATTCTTTGTTTTTTATCCCAGCATATAATTCCTCTTGTTGGCGGTAAATCAAAATAATTACCACCCCAAATAATTTGGTTTTTAGAAACCCTAAGTAATTCTTGGAAATATTCATTGGTTGGCTTTTTATTCCAGTTTTTGTCCTCGTGTTTTTCTCGTGCCTTTTCCCATTTTGTACCATTACCCCTTACCCCACCGTCTTCGGTAAAATCAACAAAATCTCCAGCACCATAAGGAGGATCAACAATAGCCAAATCAAAGTAATTATCATCATGTTTAGCCATTAAGTCCATGTTATCCATATTCAATAGATCAATCATCCCGTTTATTCTCTATTTCGTTAATAATCATAACAAAAGCAATCAACAAGGCCATCATTACGATCAATTCAGTCATCACTTACCACCTTATAGACAATGTTTAAACGCTTCATCTTTGGCAGTGTATGGGTAAATGACCATTGATATATACTTGACCCAGCATAACGCATCGATGAACAGCCGCCACTTATCATCCAGTTTTTAGGCATTTTAACCCTATGAATGACCTTACTTTTCACGAGCATCCTTTAAAGACTCGTTGTAAACTATTTTGATGCGCCGATGTGGATTGTATGTAATAGAGATGTAATTGCACGCCTTTAATTTACTGATCCAATTTGAAATAGTCACCTTGCTTACGCCGTATTTACCAGCCAACCATCCATTTGATGCAAAACAATAACCCCGATCAACTGCAAGGCCCCTGATTTCGCCAAACAACAGTCTTGCACCAACAGGCAACCGTTTATCATACCTGACCGCCCCAGGCACTATTATATAATTTACCTTTGGTTTCATTCTCAGAAGGGCAAATCATCTTCTATTTTATAGCCCTTTTGTTCAGCAACCCACCGAGTCATTGTAACATTTACAAGACCGTTCATCATTTTTTGGGATTCTTTACCAATGAATTGCGCCCCGACCCAATAATTCTTGGTCTGTTCATAATTGCTCTTGTCGCCCGTAAAAGTATCAGGAAGATATAATACAGCACCCTTCTGACTCTTGGCTTGATTACGCAAATTCTTAACCATGACAAGATCGTCTTCTGGCGGCGTAGCATCGTTTAGCTTTACATTATCATCACTTTTAACAGTTCCGCCTATTTTGGGGCTATTTTCGGCGTTTAAATCATCATCTGGCAGGCTTTCTGCTATCTTATCAGCCTTAGCCACCAATTTAGCCGCACTTTCTTCTTTGGTGGGCGGCTGGGACACGGGGCGAGTAGTTGTGGATGATGCGGAGTCACCACCCCCGCTGTCAAGAGGAGCTTGACTATCCCAGCCGATAGGTTGCCAATCTCGATCTACATATCCTCCTGCATCGAGATCAGCCCAATAATTTTTCATAGAATACAAGTCTCTACCAATGCCATAATGCACTGCGGCCCTTTTAAAAGCATCTGATGCCTGACCTTTTTCTGCATCCACTTCAGTCTCCATACCACAATCAGACTTGATAGTAGTTGATCCGTCAGGCCATTTGACTTCAATGGAACAGAACATAACTTTCCCGATTATGGAATAGCTG